TGCGTCTTGCCGTAGTTCGCTACCTGCTCGGGGTTTACCCCCGCCTGCACCAGCGCAGCGGCCAGATCGGAACTTCCCTGACCGGTGGGGTCGGCCTGCGCCGCGGCGATCTTCTCCGGCGTGATAGATGCCAGCGCAAGGTTCTTGTTGCGCCGCTGCCGCGCCTGCTCCAACAGATCAGCACCTTGCGCACCGCGCAGCATGCCGGTCTGGTAGGCATTTTCGCTGCTCTGGCCCACGCCTCCAAGGGCTGCGCCGAGTTCGCTGAATCCGCTCATCGGTGCATCCTCAATAATTCGCGTTTGGCAAGTTGACGGTATATCCGCTTGGCGTGACCGCGGTGCTTCCGCCAAACCACGAGCTGCCATAAGGATCGGTCGATGCGCCACCGCTACCGGCCTTGGCCGAGGCGTAGGCACGCATCGCATCGGACACGCCCCCGATCCAAGGATTTGGCTTGATGCCATTCAACCGCATCTGCGTGAGGAACTGGTCGGAGGCCGATTGCTGGCGCGTTGCGTTCAAGCCGGTGGCGTATTGCTGCAGACCTTCGGCTTCCTGCTGACGTTGCAGGCCGGGCGCGTCGATCGAGGAAAGCAGGCCGGCTTGATCGTTTCCGTAGGACGCGATGCCTGAAGCCGCATCGTTCGCTGCCTTGGTGTAGGCGCTGCTGACGTTGCCGACTTGCCCCAGATTATCGGTCGATCGACCCTTGTTCTGCTGCATGGCCTGCGTGAACTGACCCAGAAGATTTGCCTTCGCTTCGGCTGGACTGGACGCCGCAGTTTTCTGTATCAACTGGTTCGTCTTGACGTTCTGCTGCTGTTGCAGCATGCCCTGCTGACGCAAGCTGGCGGCAAGCGTGGAATCCTGCTTGTTCGCTACTTGCTTGTTGTTGTATGCAGTGCCGGCCGCAGCCAGCACGGTAAGACCAACGGCAACCCATGTCATGGCGTATCTCCTTCGATGGCTGGCCGCGGTTCGGACGTCAGGATTTGAGATGCGATCACGTCAAGGTCAGTTTCGTCAGTGACGTGAATCGTGGTCAGGATGGTATCGGCATGCGCAAGGATCGCCCGCTTGATGCCAGGAAGGGTGTTGATCACTTGGAAGCCGGACAAGCGCTGCATGCCGGCGTCGGTGGTGATGTCCACATCACCAACCGACATGATCAGCAGATGCTCGGTGGCATGCCGATGCCCGACGATGACGTGGCCGGCAGGGATCAGAAGGGATCGCGCATACACTCCCTTGGAGAAGTTGTGCAGCAGGGGGAAGTCTGCTTGCACCAGATGCGGCATGCTCTCGATGGCGCGTTGCAGCTGGATTGCCTTACGCACCGGCGCCATATTCATCACGTCACAAGTCATCGTCCTTCCCCCGTCCCGCCGGTGCTACCGCCATAGCCGAACCCAGGCTGGTAGACGGTGTTGTACGAATACAGCATGCCATTGCGAAGCTGGGCGGCATCTTGTGATTTCTGGTAAATCTGTCCGACATCGCCGAACGCATCGCCAAAGGCATTGGCGGTCGAGGTGGCTTGCGCAGACTGCAGGCTTCCACGCATGGCCGAGGATGCCTGCGATGCGGCGTCTGTCGCCGACAAGCCACCTTGTGCTGCGGCGATCAGGTTGGCCTGCTCCTGAGCGTCCTGACCTTGCAGGTTCGCCGATGCCGCCGATCCGAGGTTACGCGCCTTCAGCACGCCAGCCAGGTAATCCTTGCCCGATGTCGTCGCCTGATCCGCCGCGACGGAGCCGCCCGTCTGGCCGCCACGCGCCTGCGCGAACTTCAGGTTACGGTTCGTCACGTCCTGCTGCCGATTCAGCTGGTCGGTGTAGTACGCCGTCGTTGCGTTGCCTAGATCGGTGTACTGCTGCTTGCGCGCCGGGCTGTCGAAGATGCTTCCGATCTGCGAGGTTGCCTGCTGGATGCTGGCGTTCTTCGCGTCCTCGTTCGCCTGAGCCTGCTTGGCTGCTGAATCTGATCCGCCGCTCATGCCCGATCCCCCGAAATGCGTGAATAGAACACGATGTTCTCGCCATGCGCGCCGCCCGCTCGGTGCATGCCTTCAAACTGGAAGCCAAGCGCATCGACGTACCAAGCGCACGCCGACTCGCGCTCGGCGATGGTGGCGATGAACACGCGTCGAGCGCCGGAGACGAACAATTCGTCCACCAACCAGCGTGAGCCCTTGGTGATAGAGCGCCAGCACCGCTCCCAGCCATCCGGCGTGCCGACCATCCAGCCCTCCCACACGCCTTTGCTGTTCTCGTGGAAGCCGCCGGTGATCGCCGGGTTGCCATCGTTGTGCAGCACGCTGAACTTGATCCCTGGCGTCGCGATGAATCCGGCGGCGGCCACTTCGGGGTCATACTTCGCTGCACCACTGAGCGCGAGCCAGTGCTGGATCTCGTCCGGCCGCATGCGCTCGGCGATGTACTGCATGTGCCAGTTGCGCGCGGCGATGACGTTCTTGGGAGGGTTCTTCGGGAAGATCATGCGCCCACCCGGAACCGCATCGTGTAGAAGTTGGCCGACATCATCTTCCACGGCGCACCAGCAGGAAACGTCAGCTTCAGGCTGAAGGACGGCGAGGCGATCGGCAGCGGGATGATCATGCCGGGGATAGTATCAGCGGGAATCGTGAAGCCGACCGTCAGGTTGGCCAAGTTGTACTCGTCATACCCCATCTGCACCGAAGGCGTGCCGAGGTTGACTGAGTCGAAGCCGACCAGCATCTTCTCAACGCCAGGCGAGCCCAGGTCAATGTAAGGCGTCTGTACCACGCCGATGATGTCGACCTGACCACCAGCGCCCGAGGGGCGGCCAACGTAGTCGTACAGCACCGTGTCATCCACGATAAGCACATCATCGCCGCCACGGATGTACAGCGTTTCATTGAGCTGGGTGAAATCGGACACCTCAAGCGGAAGGTTGTAATAGCTCCACTTGCCCGGAGCATTTGGCACGTTGATCGAGTAGACGAATACCTGCGAGTTTCCGCTTGCCGGGTAATTGGCGAATGACAGCCAGAACTGACCCATCGCCGGAATGTAGGTGCCGATCGGCTCAATGCCGGAGGCTATGGCGGCGGTAAGGGCGGGCTTGATCAATGCATCGATCGGCATACCCACATCGCCAGCTTCCAGGTTAACGCCGGCCGACGAGATGCCCATGCTGCGGACACCTTGCGAAGACAGGAAGAACAGGTCGTTGGCCGTTGGCGCGAGCGCGGGATTGTGCGTGCTGGCGACTGGCAACGCATCCAGCAACGCGATGTTGGCCGGGTCTGGGTCCAGCTGCCACATCTGGAAGCCTTCGGCGTTGTATACGACGAGGTTGGAGCGGTACAGGCCCATCGCAGCGGCGGGATTGGAACCGTAGGTCTGCAGTCCGGTCGGCAGGTAGCCGGCATCATTCGGCGCGGTCCAGTCGAGCGGATTCACCGTGGCGCAGTACCGCACGATGTCGTTGTCCGCGGCGAAAATCTTGCCGGCGCCGATCGCCACGATCTTGGATTGCGGGCAGTTCGGGTCCGTGATCTGCGCGCTGGCACCAATCCAATTGATCGTTCCGTCACGCACTGCGGAGCCGGCCTCGGTCGGCCAGGTCGGCTCGGTATTGCCTGACGTCATCAGCGGCGACGCCTGCCATACGATGCGCGTGGCAAGCTCGCCGTCCCACGTCACTTGGTTGTCGGTGACTGGAACGGACGGAACCCCGGGCCAAGCCGGTTCCGTGGCTCCGCTTTTTCCCGGAGCCGCCTGAGTGGCCTTGTAGATCAGGTTGGCCAGCGGTCCAGCATAGGCATACGTCCATGTCACCTGATCGAAATCGACGATACCTGCATGGGTTCCGATGGTGGGCCCAAGGGTAACCGTGACGGTCGCCGCACCGGTTGGCGCCGACGCCGTGACGGTTGATGGCTTCCAGCTGCCACCTATGCCACTGACGATCGTGCCGACGATAGGTGATCCTATCTGCGTGCCGGTGTTGTCGAACCATGCGAGGCAGATCGCGCCGCCATTGTCGTCGACGCTGGTATTAGTGATCCTCACCATGCATGACGCCGACACCTGCAGGCCGGGCGTCACAGTGGCGCGTGCCGTGTTTGTCAGGAACGTCACGCCAGCCTGCGAAGCGCGCGCACACCATGACCCGTTGTAGGGTTGCGTGCCGTTCGCGGCCCACGTGCCGCTATCAATGTGCCAGCCCGTCAGATCGCCCGTGTCGAAGCCGGGGTTGTTCAGAGCAACCGTAGCTGGCGCCGCCGCGGCCGTGGGTCGACAGATGTCGCCTGGCACGTAGGTTTTACCAGCCTGCCATGCCTCGGTCATACGGACGTGCTCCCTTTCGTGAAGATACCGTCGTAACGCGGTCCAGCAGGTGATCCGCCACTGGAAGGTGCTGGCGGAGGTGCCGTGCCCGAACTTGTCGGTGCGTCAACGTCCTCGATCACCTGCGCGCCAACGGATGCGATCCATGACGGTTCGGTCGTTCCGGATGCCGCACCAGTGCCGTCGACCTCGATCGCGGTGTACTTGTAGCCGTTGTAGGTCGTCGGCTGCACTACATCGCCGACAAGATACTGCGTGCTTGGCATCCATGCGTTCGGGTTGTCGGTACTGGTTGGCTTGTAGATGAAGCCATTCGGCACGGTTGGCTGAGCAGCATCGGTCAACAGGTACTGCGTATCAGCCTTCCAAGTCCCCTTGCTTTGCAACCAGTAGTGATACACGTTGCCGTCGCTGAAGCCTGCTACCACGTACAAGAAGCCGAGGAAGGGCTTGGCGAAGTAGATGCGGTCGAGCGTTCCGGCGAAGGACGGATCGGGGTGGATCAGGATGTCGCACACATAGCCTGACGGCATCGTTTTCGCTGACAAGGCGAACACGTGCAGCTTGCCCTGGAACGCACACAGCCCCTTCGTACCCGCTGGTAGCGTCGTGTTGAACGTCGTGCCTGGTCGATTCGTCGGCATACCGGCCTGGTCGACGTATCCGTTCTGCAGGTCATACAGCGATTGTGGCGATGCGCCGCCCTTGTAGCGCAATCGCGTAATGCCGGTGACGAAACTGCCGATGGGAAAGACTTGGGGATCAGCCATTATGGCTTCATCAGCGGCGGTACCGCGTTCAAGGGAGTCGTCACGCCCGGCACATAGCGGCGCGTGAAGTGCGAACCAGAGGTCAGGTCGGCGATAAGACCTGTCGCCATCGCCATCGTCGTGCCGGCGTCTGGTTGTTCGTAATGCGCCTTCGCGTTGGCAAGCGCAAGCAGGAAGATGGCCTCGACGTCGATCGTGGTCACATCGGAGTCGGCCACGAATGGAAGCAGGCCGAAATCTCCCTTGATGCGCAGCTGCCACTCATCGCTATTCGGCGCCGGCCATACCTCGATGCACTGGCGGATGTCGTAGAACTGCGGGATGGCCTGCTGCATCGAACGATACATGACCGGGTTGATTCCGCAGATCAGCTCGGTCCAGTTCACGTCGCCCTTGGAGATGCCGACCCATTCGACTTTACGAGGATCAAGCACTTTCGCGCAGACATCGACGTTGCCGCCGAAGTCGTAGAACCGACCACCTTGCACCATGTTCCAAGTGAACCAGCGGCGCGTGCGGAAGCACGAGTACTTGCGGTAGAGCAGTGTCTGCGCCTGGGTCAGAAAGTCGTTCAGTAGCAGCACCAGGCCGGGCGGCGCTACCAGCAGCGCGGCATAGCCCAAGCGAACCACCATGCGCTGGCGAAGCTGTGCAAGCGTCGCGGTAGGGAAAGCATCATCGCAGTCGCAGTTGTAGTTTGTATAGACCGAAACGGTGACTGTCGCCTGATTACTAACAGTTCCGCCAACCGTAGCCGTGTAGGTAAAGCTATCCGATCCGCTGAAGGTGATGTTTGGGGTGTACGTCAGAACCCCGCCCGACACACTGGCATTTCCATCGAGTGGGCCGGTGACGATATGCATAGAATCGGGGGTGACCGGCGAACCGTTGAGCGTGATATCTGGCGTGACAGATACCGGCTCGTTGTTCGGCGCTACCAGTGATTCATCGGGAGCAATAACGACGTTTGGCATCTCGAACTCTGGGGTGAACTGGATAATGGGCGTCAGCTGCGAACCATTGATCATCGACGTCTCGACGAACAGCTGTTCGTATGGAGTATCTGTCGTCAAATCAACATTCACCGGTCCTGATGTACTGTCAAAAACTGTCGTATCGTTCAGATTTGATGTGGCACCAGCACTACCTTTTCCAACGCAACTCTTTGCCGCAAGCACCTGAGCGCCAACCATCGTGACAAGCGAATAAGACGGAGCGACGATAACAAGCATGTCCGCCTCAATGCCGATGCCGGTGTTGGCATTGGCGAGCGTCACGACGCCGAGGCTTGAAACCGATACCGTGAATGATTCAGAGCCGCCGCCAGCAAAAGCGTGTGTGTCACCTTTTGCCATCACTCCCGAATAAAACAAAGTGGTTGGGTTAATCGCACTGGCGACCTTAACTGTGCATGCTCCAAGATCGAAAGCGTTGGTCCAGGTCATGTCACACCCTCATAAAAACGGCCCAGCCTTTCAGCCGGGCCGTTTCGGCACGAACGGTTACCACTGATTACGCGTCGTCGCGTCCGCTGTCCGTACCCGCATCGTCACGCTCGGCCGCTTGCGAGGTCGTCACCTGACCCTGCTTCACGCCGTTCTCGTAAATCTCGGCCTGGGTGAAGCGCGAGGCGTTCTCGTCGCCACGCTCATACGCCAGATCGGACTCGCGGGCGAGGGACTTCGGACCGCGGTAGACGGCCCGCACTTCCGCCTCGTTCTGGCGGTACTTGCGGATCATGGCTGCGTGCGCATCGGCCGCGTTGAAGCGATCGACGCTGACGACCTTTTCGCCGGTCACCTGCACGTTCTCCTGCCCGAAGATTTCCTCGATCACCGGCAGTTCGTACTCGAACACCGAGACGGGGATCTTCACGTGCGCACTGTGATCGATGATCGCGGTGATGACCGTGATGTCCATCTTCTCGCTGTCGCCTTCGGCCACCGCCAAGTCAGCCGGTTCGTTTTTGTTGCGAGCCATTACTGGACTCCTTCGAGAGTGATATTCGCCACCCCCGTGCCCAAAGTGGTGATGTTGGTGCGAATCCAGTTCGGGATGAGGATTTCCTGCTCATTGACCGACGTGGCGTTGAGTGTCGCGATGGTGTACCAGCCCGCGTCGGTCGGAACGGGAGCCACCGCACCTTCCAGCGGGTTGCCTTCGATGACGATCACGCCACCACCGGCAATGGGCGTGTTGTTGATCAGCAGCGCGTTGTGGTTCTGGCCGCCCTGGAATGGCGAGACTTTGCAGTGGATCGGCGTACCTTTGCCCGTCGCCGTGATGCTCATGGCGGTGGCAATCGGAAAAAGCATGGTGCCCATAGTTTCTACTCCTGCTGCCGGCGGGGTTTGCCCGCCGGTGGTGTGAAGGATGGTCCGCTCGCTTACGCGATGCTGAGCACCGCCTGGTTGTTGCGCTTGTTGATCGTGATCCCGTAATCGGCGGTGAGGCCGAAATAGTGGGTGTAGCGATCATACACACGCGACGGCTTGCGGCTCACCATCCACCGGCCCTTGAACGGGCGCAGCTTCAGGCTCTTGGACTGCAGGAAGTAGCAGCGCTTGGCCCACGGATAGGTGATCACACCCAGCAGTGCGTCCAGCGCGTCGAAGCTCGGGTCCCAGATCAGCTCCACGTTCTTGAAGCGGATCGAGTCCGAACCGTTGTTGACTGAGTAGCCCTTGTTGCCGCCGGCACCGACCTGCTGCTGACGGTTGACCTGCAGCGGAGCGTCGATGCGGTAGGCATCGAGGAACGCCGAGCCGCAGAAGATCGCATCCGGCGGCATGCCACCGAACTTGGTGCAGGCGCGCCACATGATTTCCATCTGGTTCGTCAGCGTGCCCGGCGTGCTGGTGACGATGCCCATGCTGGCGTTGTTGCGCCAGTACGGGTTGGCCGCCGCATCGATGCCGCCGACGACACCGGTGGTCGGGGTAGTGCTGATCATCAGGTCGAGGCCGGGAACGGCCAGTGTCGACTGCGAGCCGTCCTGGTGGATTTCCAGGTCCCAGTTCTGCTGGAAGCCTTCCTTCAGCGTCTCGTAGCCCTCGTTGAGCTTGGAGACGATCTGGATTTCCTCGGCCTCGGTCATGACGGACGTGTTGTCGTCGGTCATGGTCACGCCGTTGTTCGCCAGCTCGGTTTCGTTCAGCGTGAAGCCGTCATGGGCCTCGTAGTGCTGGAACGGCGCCAGACGCGCGGTGTCCTTGCGGTTGTAGGTGACCTGCTGGTCGCCGGTGTAGTTCTGGTAGTTCGAGTCGTTGGTGAAGCGCACCTTCTCGTTGAAGATGCCGTTGCCGAACACGCTCGGAACCTTGTGCTCGACGAACCACTTGGTCAGCGGTCGCGCGGCGGTGATCTGGTCGACGGGATCGCCTTTGGCGTTCTCCATCAACTGGTAGTTGGCGCCCGCAATGAGCTGGGCAGACGAGACTGGCATGGGAATCACCTCAGAAGTCAGGAAAGGAGGCCAATACGGCCGTTCAACTTTCCGCGTCTGAGGGAGCGTGAAGCCCTCGTTCCTACGCTACCAGGGAGCGACCCCGGCGAGACTGCGCTTTCGCGGTGACGGGTGTCAGTCGTCGGAGCGGACAATACTCCCGCCATTTCGAGTCCGTCAAGCGGGCAAAGAAAAAGCCGCGAGCTTCACAGCGGGCGGCTTCGGTTCGACGGCTAGATCAGGGGAATGAGTCTAAGCGGTCGAAGCAGTGGATGGATCGTAGCGCGTCGGATGGCAAAAAGAAACCCGCCGAAGCGGGTTCCAGTGCAGGACTGCGGTTTTGATCCGAAGATCTCCGGGGCTGCGAGTGAAGGTTAAGCCTGCTGCGTGGCCGCCGCAACCCCCAGACGGAACGCGTTGCCTCGGTTGACATCGGGCTGCATCGAGGGCGCCGGCTGGGCAGGTCGCATCGGCATGTGGCCTGGCCGCACACGCGCCACGGGTGCCGGCGCCGGCAAGCGGGTGATCGCATACGCCTGCGCGATCTTGGCAACCCACTGACTGGGCGGCGAGTTCTGCACGATCAGAGGCAACTGCGGCGTGAGGATCGCCAGCTTGGCAGCGAAGTCCGGGTCGGATGCCTTGAGCTGGTTGCTCAGTTCGTCGATGCCGGCGCGCGCTGCGGTTTCCTCGGCCTGCGCCGCATCCTGCTGCGCCTGCGTCTGCCGCTGGCTCTGCACTTGCCTCTGCTGTCCCTGCGTGCGCAGCGCCTCGGCAGCTCGCTGCTGCACCAGTTCCTGCGCGTAGGCTGGCGTGATGCTGCCATCGGCGAGCGCGTTCTGGATGTCCGGGTGCGCCGCGTAGGATTCCAGCGCATCAGGTGCGCCGACGATGCCGATCTTCTGTCCGACCGCTTGCACCTGCTTCTGCAGCTCGTCGTAGCAGACCTTCAGCAGCTTCGGGTCGTCGCCGTTCATGGCCTTGATCACCACCATCGCCATGTTGAACTGCTCAGGCGTGGCCGTTGACTCGTGCAGCACATTTTCCCACTCGATCGTGCGATCCATCGTGTCGAGCGCGTCGATCAGCAGCCTCGGGTCGGTGATCTTGCGTTCCTTCAGCACAGACTGGAACGGCTCGGCCTCGCGGATCTGCGACTTCATCGCCTTGAACCGCTCGGTGGCTTTCTGCGTGCGCAGTCCCATCGAGGCAAGCTCGGCGTCATCCTCAGCCTTCGCCTTGGCTTCCGGCGTGACAGCAGGATCAGCGATGACGGCCTTGGGATCGACCGTCTTGGCAGCCGCAGCAGCGGCAACGTCGGCTGCATCCTTTGGCAGCGGCGGTATGGATTCGGGATCGTCGACGGCCTTGGCCGCACCTTCGCGGAAGGCGGCGATCGAGGCCGTTTCCTTCGCTTCCGGTGTGGCTTGATCGCTTGGCGTCGGCGCGTCGATCGCCACTTCGGCGGCGGGAAGGTCGGTAGGGGTCGTGTCCGGTGCGGTGACACCATCTTCGATGATCATTGCGTAACTCCTTGCGGCATGGCCGCGGGGCCGGGCGGTGGCGGAAGGGTGGGCTGCGGCACAGTGCCGACGTGCTTGCTGTCGATCTGGGTCGGTGCATCGGTCGGCTGCGGCATCGAGCCGTTGACCATCTCGTCGACCAGGTTGTCAGGGATGTGCGGGTAGGCCGCCATGATCATCGCCTTCGCAGCGATCGGCGAAATCAGGCCGCCGCGCACGTTGGCGCAGATCACCACCAGCTCGGCCGTCTGCGGACCCATCAAGGCCGACTCGTTCAACGGGATCGGCGGCGGTTGCGGCGGCGGCGGCGGGATGGCCGGCGGGTCTGGCATGAACTGGTTGGCGTCGACGCGATCACCGGAGCGGCGCACGGTTTCCTCGACCAGCGATTCCAGGCAGTCCGCGATCTCGTCGTTCGTCGACATGCGCAGCTTGCCGATCTCCTCGATGGTGTTCTTCAGCATCGGTAGCAGCTGGGTCCACACCTGCTGCTGCATGGCCGTGTCGGGCTTGCCGGTCGAGCCGGCGACGATGTCGATAGTGACCAAGGCGTGCAGGTCGTCGATGGACATTCTTTGCGGCCAGAGCGACCACGGGCCGGCAATTTCCTGCACATCCTCCTCGTTCATCACCTGCAGCATGATCTCGCCGCAGTACGAGGCAAGGTCGGTCAGCATCGAGTCGATGCCGTCC